TGGTGTCACTGTTACTTTGCGGAAAATATCATCATTGTAACGATAGCTGTTCATCTTGACAGGATCAATCACACCAGTCTTTGCCACAGTTTGTCTAGAGTAAGCTGATGCACTTTTCTTCATCTCAAACTCTTTTGCCATGTAATTTACGCTTCTCTTATTATTATTCATGAAGTCATTAACATATCCTTCACCCAGATCATTCATCGCTTGATCAAACGAATCAGGCTCTTGAACTTTGAAATTTTCTAGAATTTCTTTTGCTGATATAATCAAGTCATTAATCGGTGCGTCATTCAAGAACACATTAGTGATTTTTATATCATCATCATCACCATGCTCAGCAGCAATATTGTTTCTTAATGACTGATCAGTTTTTGATTCAAGATCTTCTTCAGATGATTCACCACCTGTCTGTCCTGTCTGGTTATCATCAGAATCATCTTCATCATCTTTCCAGAAGTCATCTTGATCTTCATCAGAACTCCAGAAGTCACCATCATCTTCATCTTCATCTTCATCATCAGGAGTGCTACCAGATGAATCACCTGATTCACTTTCATCTTCATCATCAGAATCATCAAAATCATAAGAGCCACTGCCATCAGTATCTTCTTGACTCTCATCTTTTGCCATTTCATCCATAGCTTTCTGCTTGTCAGCATTTTCTTCTTCTTGCTTTTGTTTACAGAAATCATACAAACGCTCAGTCAGGTCAACAACCTGATCCCATGTTTCAAGAGTTTCAATCTCATCAATCCATGGTTGCTCATCTGCCTCAATGCGAACACCAGCAGAACGACCGCATTTAAAATAAGTGTTGATACGATCAATAAGACCATAATTGTTTATTTGTTTGATGTCACCACCAAAGAAACCATCAGCAAGCATGCGTCTGTATGAAGAAACAAATGAAGTTCGCAGACCTTGATATCGTTTTTGAATTAGCTTTTCAATCCTAGCATCTTCAATAACATTTAAAAAAGATCTGAAAGTTTGACCACGCTTATGAGTAGACTCATGCCATCCCTCTTCTGGAGTATACAAAGCATGACCAACCTCATGACCAACCAAATGATCATAAGTGTCAGACCTCATATCATCCCACATTGGTAGAGTAAGGATGCGGTCACGAACATTAAATGAAGCAGTCTTTGCTTGCTTATGAGAAACAGTAATGTTTTCAGTAGCAAGTAGACGAGCCAATGTATCTTTAGAAGTATTCATATGATAGTCTCTCAACAAAATAGACGCCCATTCTACCATATCAGGAGACCTGAGACAACACTTTTTTCAATTAAAAACGGTAATTTTACCTATTTATTGATATTATTTTGGAATAAAAAGGTAGATTTTAAGAACTTTTTTGTATAAAAGGACAAAAGTCCTGTATTATCAATAACTTAGTGAAATACACTATTTTGCCCTTTTATAACTCTTCGGATTAACTTAATGCAATCAGGCAGTTAGCGATTGTTACATAAACCGACACTTGAAACGCCCAACAGAAAAAGCAATCAGTTTTGCTATTTTCCATATTTCCTCCTCGAAAATTATTTAATTTCAATTTTTCGAGGACGCTTCTCTTCTGGCAAATTGACCTTTAGGTTCACTACAAGGATTCCTTTGTCTAGAGTCGCTCCGACTACTTCGACATATTCAGACAGACGAAAAGTTCTCTGAAATCTTTTTGTGGATATTCCTTTGTGTAGATACTCAACATCAGTACCGTGGAATTGATCCCCAGTGATGTTCAAAGTTCTTTCATCTTGTTCAATGGTCAGATCTTTCATATCGAACCCAGCTACTGCCACTTCAATGGCATATTCATGCTCATCTACTTTAACCACATTGTGTGGTGGGTATGTATCTTTGGCGTTTCGATTGATGAATTCTAATTCATTGAAAAGGTGGTCAAACCCAACAAATGCTGCTCGTGGGAAAAGACTCGGTGTTTTAATACTCGTCATAATGCTCTCCTTTTGTTTAAAGCAAGATTAATAAGTGAACCCGATTATTCGGCATCCACTCACCTATTTATACTGACTCTACATAAGATTTTCAATAAAGCCAATAATTTTTTTCGTATCTTCAGGGACATTGTGTTCAAAAGCATGGACACATCCAGCTTCGCCCATCAATATTTTTTCCCCAAACATATCTTCAATGTTAGCAACTTTCGTTACTCGCCCATTGATAAATGTTTCTGATTGATCAGAACCTCTATCAGCATAACGCTGTTCACGAACAGCATCATCTGTTTTTAATACTATAATTGTTAGATCATGCCCTGCTCTCTTCACAGCCTCAAAGAACTTAGAAGAAGTCAATCTGTCACCCTCGAACACTACGTCAGGGGATGGATTGTTTTCTAGGTATTCAATTGCCATTGGCTGTACTGCCATTGACAGTTTATCAGTACCAGCAAACACTTCTCCTTCATCATATTTACCAAACAAACGGATATCTCCAGAAACATAACCATCAAGCAACTTAACTGGAGTATCTTTAGTCCACTCTCGTTTTGACATCCACTCACGCATAAGTGTTGTTTTTCCAGTTCCTGGAATTCCAATAATACCAATCACTTTACTCATGAAAAGAATCCTTCTAATGATGACTTTGTCACAACAGCTTCTGGATGATATTGCGATAACATTCCTTCACCGCCTTTCTGTTTCAGATAATCATACCACTCATCTTCAGCCCACATATTTGGCGAAACACCATTCCAAAATTCTTTCCACAACTTGTGGTTCTTATTGAGTCTGCGATCATCAACATATTGTCTACGCAGTTTTTCATATTCCCAAGAACCAACCTCAAGCATTTTTTCACGGAAGTAGCATACAAGAGATATGCGTTCCATTTCTTCAATAGTGGTTCCAGCAGGTGGTTTCAGTTCAGTGTTACCATGAATGCCACCATGATTATTGATCAACAAAAGATCTCCTGGACGGATATTGATACCTACACGAAACTCTGGAAGGACAAGATAACCACCTTCCCAATTCTTTTCTTTAGCAACAACAGTAAGGTTTGAAAATCCTTCATTCAAATCACCAGCATCTCTGTGAGCTGCAGTTCTGAAGTTTTTATTTACAGTAATCGTAGTGAACGGTGTATCTTCACCAGCAACACGAAAGCGTGGATCTAGCTTGCTTGCAGCTTCGTTTTGAATACCATAACGAATAGGTAAATGCTCCTTAAATTTGTCAGCTAATTGACGCATGAAAGGATAGCACTTCTCATAGACAGGATAGTTGTTCTCTGTATACGCAGTTGCTCGACCGTATGGAATACGAGGATATCGATCAAAGAATCCAGCAATACCTGACAACACCATGTTAGCATATGTTGTCTCAGAGATATAGTTCTTTTGAGTTGCCTTTGCGTCTTTCTGAGCATCCTCTGCTGACATACCTTGCCATTCAGCAACCTTGTCATTGAAGAATGATTCGTAATTATAACCACTATCAGTGATCTTAGATCTGATCCAAACTATACCACGAGATTCACCTGCTGTAATTGAAGCATGTTTTGCTCTGATTCTTTCTACTGGATCAGTGTCATCTTCAAACAGAGAAACTTCACGCTCAGCAAAGTGCTTCATAATATCAAGCTGTTCTTCAGTTACCCAATCACGACCGCCTTGCTTTGCTCCTTTTGGACCAGCAGCAAGACCACGATTTTGTGTAGGTAATGCAGCACCTAATAATCCTTCATAAGCACCGTGCTGTTGTTCTTCAGTAAAAACATTTTTGCGAAACTTAAAGATAATGTTATCTTCATTATTCTCACCACCAAACCCAGCAGGAGCATAGAAGTCAGTATCTTCTTCACAAATAAAATCCCAGTCAGTATCTTCCATATATTGACCGAGTTTGTGTTCACAATCATCCCAAAACTTGGCTGTAATGATTCTGACATTGTTTACATTATCTACCTTAACATCATACTTTTCGTTTATCACACCAATCATATCATAAATCTCTCTATTCCAACATTACTCATTTCATTTGTAAAAGTATTCATATGGTCTATCTTCCCAGTGTCTAGGAATATCTCCATTTTACTCTTACTTATCGAATTAGTCAAGTATTCATTTCTCAATGTCTCTTTTCTAGCATCCCACATGGGTGTCCAGTCAATACCATCCCATCCATCTCTCTCCACTTGCTTTATTTCTTCAGCTTGTCTGTCAATATAATAACCAAGATAACGACCTCTACTCTTGCGAAACAGTTTCTTAAATGAACACAGTGCTGTTTCCATAGCAAAAAAGTCTGCTTTGCTCTCAGCATTTGGGTGTGTGCGTTTTACATCTTCGAGTATTTTCTTTCCTTCTCCTTCCATCCATTGTATTTGATCATCTTCGAGCTTTTTATTCACCCAATCATCTTTACCTAAAGCATAACAAAGACCATTCCGATGAGATCGAGATCCAGAATAGTCATGTAACCATAGACTTGGAACATCAACATTGAGACCAGCACACTGCTTTAGAGTTTGGATATAAAACCAAGATGTGTATCTTCCGAACTTGTGTAATGAAGTTACAGAATCCCAAACTTTTTGGAAGTTTTGATATTTGTCGCCACGACATAACTCTTCAAATGCATCTTCTTGTTTCCTACCACCAACCCATTCTTTATAGGAAACAAATTGATCAGCAAGATGACCTTTATTCCATTTTGTATCTGTTTGATATCTGAGACGCGAATAGTTTTCATTGTTCCATTCACGCAAACGATCAACACCAACCAACTCCATATCAGGGAACTCATTCCAGATAAGGTATGCTGTTGGGAAGTTGTATGTTGTTCCATATAACCAACAGAGCCATAACTTCTGTTCTGTGTTATATTCAAA